GTTGTTCTGCAGGTACATTGCGCTCAGCGACGATCCCGCGTAAACATTGAATCCGGTAACGTTGGCTGGCGCCGCCCCCGGCGCGCTCACCGTCATCAGATGGTCGTCGGCAATGGCGATCGAAGATGCCACCGACGCCGCGCCTTCCTTGCCGGCCGCATTCAACCAGGCAATGCTCGCGTAGAAAACGCCGCCCTGCTGCGGCCCCGCCACGCTGCCCAGTAATGGCGCCGGAGCCACGTGAACGGGGTCGTTCACGAGTCCCATCCCGCTGGCGAGGTATTTCTCGTACGTCGTTCGCGTCAGCTTCGCATATTCGTCCCACTTGGCCTGATAACGATCGGCCATTTGCGAAAAATACGCGTCGCGATAAAACAGCGAGAGAGACTGCATCGTCTCCCAGCGCTTCAACGTCAGCGTCACGACCACCTGCTCGATCCGCAGCACCGGCCGCCACACCAGATCCATCGACGGCCGCGGACGGTCCAGCCACAGTTGCAGATCCGTCGCAATCTCATCGTGCGCCAGCGCGATCTTCGTCGAAACGTTGATCCCGCAAGTCTGCGCCACATCCAGCAACCCGGAATCCTGGTTCGTAAGATCGTCTATTCCCGCGGCGGGTCCATCCACGAACAGTGCCATGGTCAGTTCCGCTCTCTCGGCTTCTTGAAGTCGCTCGCGGGAATCACCATCACCTGGAGCCGTCGTGCGGCCTCCTCCTGGTCGATTCGCTCCTTGGACTCGCGGTGCATCTCATAAAACTCCACCGCTTCTTCGTCCGTCGCCACGCGCGCTCTTCCTTCGGCAATCAGTCTGGCCGCGATGCCGCGCGTAACTTCGGTTCGCACGCCCGCCTTGCCACCTTCGGAAGTCTTCAGGCTGACCACGACAATGTGCTCGCCGGTCAGTGTTTCCTCGGTTTCCCGAATTCTCGTGTAATAAGACCGTAAATCCATGATTTCCTCTTTTTATCCGTGTAACGATGGGGAGGCGCGCGGCCGGAACCGCGCGCCTCCGGCGTTTGCGACTAGCTGTTCACCTGAACCGCGAAGTTGTTGCGCAGAACGGCGCAGCCGTAGAGCACGTCAACCGTGAACTGCTGCGAGAGCGTGTTCGGCTGATAGCTCATCGTGACGCGCATACCGAAGTTGCCCAGTTCGGCGTATTCGGCAATGGCGCCCGTGCCCGGCAGGGGCTGCGGCAGACGGCGAATCACCAGACCCAAAGCGTCCTTGCAGAACGCGATGTTGTGGGTATTCACCGGGGCCGAACCCGTCTTCTGCACATACTGCGAACGGAATACGAAGAAGTCTTTGATCTTCCCGATAGTCCCGTCCACCAGCGCGCGCAGACCCGCTTCCCCGCAGTTGTGAAACTCGCTGAACCGGGGAATCTGACGCATCGCTGAGTACGTGTTGCTGTCGACCACCAGATACTTCGGCTCGCTCGCGGGCACTCTGGCCTGGAACAACGAAGTCTCCGCCTGATCGAGAATGGCTTCGGTGATCGGCGTTCCCGCCGTACCGAGCGGTGTATTCGCCGTAAAGCCCGCATACAGGTTCATAAGATCGCTCTCGATCTTTTCGGCGATCGCGATGACCGCCGGCTGCATGTAGACCTTCAGCAGGTCCGGCACCGCCAGAACCTTGGTCACGTCCGGAATCTGGAAGGTCGCTTCAGCGTGCGTATTGAGCACTATCTGCGCATTTCCCAGGCTCGGATTCTGCGGCGTTACCGCGCCGCCCTCGGCGATGTTATTGGCCACAAGCTGCGGCGCGATCGGAATGTTTACCGTGTCGCCGGCCTGTGCCAGAGTCGGTTCGTAATCGCGGTTCACGAGGTTCCCCAGTACGAGGTTCCCCACAAGTGCCGGCAGCGCGTCCGCGGCTACCAGTTTCACGATCGCGTTCGCGACATTTGCTGACGTAATAGATGGCATTGTTATCCTTCTTCTCTCTTTCTTCGATTGCAAATAAAAAAGGGCCGTTTCCGGCCCCTTCCGTTGCTGCATCCCTACACCCGGCATCACCCTGTCGGGCAACCGCCGGCTTTCAAGAACTGATCCCGAGTCTGTTTAAAGAACAGCCCCGGGTACTAGACTCCGCGTAGAGTCTGGTTGGCGACCCGCAGTATCTCCTGCCGGACCCGCTCCAGATCTTCCTTGCTCATCGACGGGCTGATCTTGTCGATATCGATGGCGCCGTTGCTTGTCGTCGGCGCGGCTTTCTGGTAACCCGTCATCCCCGTTCCCCCCGAGATCCTCGCGGGCAGGAACTCCGGATTCTCCTGGACGAAGCCGGCCAGATAGTCGCCGACAGGCATATCGCCGTTGTCTCCGCGAGCTATCAGCCGGCCATCGTCCGTTCTCACGATGCCGTCCTGAACCGCTTTGTAGGCCAGATCCACTTTGACCACGCCCAGCTTCTGCAGCTCCGTCCGTATCGTCGAATTCCTCTGCGCTTCTTCCGCCATCGCGCGGCTGCGCTTGTTTTCTTCCACCAGTTCGTTCATGCGTTTCTCCAGCTGCTCACGCCGGCGCTTCTCTTCCTGCAGTTCCGTCTTATACGCAGGTTCGCGCCGGGCGCTGTCTTTCCGCATGTATTCGTCGATCGCCTGTTGTACGATCGTTTGTACGTCTATTGATTCTTCCAAACTGATCCTCCTTAATTGGTTCGCACTACTCAGCCACCGATCGGCGGCTGCTGGTTCCCGGCGGGAGTGCCTACAGGTTCCGCATCGATTTCGTCGGCGATGCGGTTCTTGATCTCCTGCCGGGCGTCGCTCAGGTACTTCAGCGCAACGCGCTTGAAGACCTGCTTTTTCAGCGTCGGTGAGTTGATTCCCAGGTTCAGGAGACTCTTGGCGTCGTTCGCTTCGGTACCGAAGTCCGTTATGTCGAATTCATCAAGTCCCGTCACGTCGATCGTCAACCCATCCTGCCGAGCTTCCGCGATTCGATTCATCACATTGCGCATCGAATCCTTCATAACGTTGCCGTAGGCCCCGAGAATCTCCTGCGTCACGCTGAAATCCCATTGTTTGCTGAGACCCGATTGCTGCTGTCCGGTGTTGTTCCCGGCCTGCTGCATCAGGTAGGACACTCTGTATATCTCGTCTTTCAGACGGTCCAGATTGTCCGCCGCGATCTGAAACACTCTGCCTTCAGGCTCGGTCCATCCGAATCTGTCCTGCGGCCCGAGCTGCACGTAATAGCTCTCTCCCGTCACCTGCGTGAATTCGCGGTCCGAATAAATCACCGGCGTCGCGAATAAGCCCATCGTCAGAGCCCATCCAAGCGCGTTCGACTTATTGAAGTGTTCCAGCTGTAACAACGCGGTCTTGTTGGTCAGCCATAACCCATCGCTGACCTTCACCTGAAAAACAGGCACCTTTCCGATACCTGCGAATCCATGCGGGCCTTCCTCGACGAGTTCGGTCTGACGAGGATTATCGCCTTCCCGCTGCTCATAGATCTGATATTTCGCCCGGTCGTAGTAAATCCAGCGCGTCTCCTTCTTCCAGCCGAAGGACTGGACGCTGTCCTGCTTGAGGCAGGATGTCCGAATAACCACCCAATCGAATTCGCCGTTGTCGTTGAGGCTCCAGTTGATAACCTCGTCGGCCCGGTAGCTCACCAGATACGCACTGCTGCGTCCGGAAGCGTCTTCTTCGGCCCGCGTCAGCGCTGGCCCCGAAATCTTCGGGAAGTCGGCAACCACAAACGCCTTGCCGCATACGAGCGTCTCAGTAAGCACCTGCCGGTAGAACTGTGTCAGGTTTGTGCCCTGCAAATCGCAGTTGCTAATAAACCGGGTAAAGAAAGCTCTGCCGGTCTCATTCGGGCCGCCTATGTCGATAAGCGGTTGCTCGCGGACAAGGGTCGCCATATACCAATCGACGATCGACCCGATATAGTTCTCGTAGAAAACGCGTGCCAGACGTTCGCGATAAACGTCGGCCGGCTCTTTCTGCCGCGGAATCAGATACTCCGCCGCGCATAGCCGGAATCGCTCGCCGCCCGCGTAAAGATCCTGATATCGCTTCCACATTCGCGCGTTCAACGCGTAATCGGGATGTTCCTGCTCTATAGGTGAATTCATAAGTGTCCTCAAAACAACCGCACTCCTTTTTCTCCAACCGTTCCCCGGCTCTCCTGCCAGATCAAATACCCCAGCGCGTCCGACAAATGCGTGCGCCGCCTGTCCTTGTCCTTGTCGATCTGCGTCGAATCTTCCAAGTAGGAGACCTGCTCAAGATCCGCGATCAACTCCTTACACTTCGGATCCACAAACAACCGGATCTCTCCCGCCGCATTTCTCAGCTTCGCGTTCACTGCGCATACGCGCTCACGCACCGCCGGATTCGCGCTCGGTATCCGGTACAACACCTTAGCCGACCGCGACCGGAAATACTCGCGAATAATTCCGTAATCCGAATATCCCGACGTTTTCATCGCGGCACCCGACGCATCGCCGTACACCACCAGCCCCGCGGCCGGTAATCCAAAGCGCTTCTGAAACTCCTCGCAAGCCTGCTGGGTCGATGCGCGCCGCAACACGATCTCATCCAGCACGTGATACTCGCCGCCCCGTGCCTGCGCCACCACCGAACACATCGGGTCCACATTGAAATCCACCGCCCAGTAAATCGGGCTATAGGTATCCACATCCACCCGCCTTACATTCGCGCTTCTCAGGAACGGCTGATACACAAGGCCGCCCTTCGCGTTCAGGTAATCGCCCATTACTTCCTGGCGAAAAAAATTCTCGTCATAACTGCCTTTCAACCGCTCATAAAAGTCTGGCACCTGCTCCAGCAAAAACCGATTCTCGAAAGGAGCGGCCAGCACCGTCTCAAACCCCTCCACCGGATACTGGATAAACTTCCGGTACACCCAGTCGAATCCCTTCGGCGTCCAGACCGCGAACCCGCACAACCTCGACGCCTTCGGGTCTCTCAGCCGTCCTTCCAGCCGAGACCACGCGCCCTCCTGCGTATACGTCAGCTCATCCACGCCAAACCATGCCAGATTTGTCCCGCGCAGCCGCTCGTACTCGTCTACCGCCCGCAACAGGATCTTCGACCCCGTATCCGTCATCACGATGGTGTTCTCGGCCTTAAACAACTCGAAAGGCAAATCGTTTTCGTACAAACACTCCGTCAGCGACGCCAATGTCGAGTCCTTCAACATCGGATACGTCGGCGCTCCAATCAACCCTGTACGTCCAGGATTCCGGTAACTCAGCCGGATCGCTTCCTGACACAGTGCCTGACTTTTACCCGAACCGATCGGCCCTGAAAAGCCCTTAAACCTCGCCGCCGACTCATGAAACTTCCTCTGACTCCTCAACGGCTCGTACAAAATCCTGCGCTCGCACCGTTCGTTCCTCACGCGGTCACCCAATAAGCAAGCACCATCCGCGGGCCCGCCAGCGCAACCAGATTCCGCAACTCGCACATGCGGACAAAATCGGCGATCTTCAGCCGCTGTTCCCGAATGCGCCCGGCCCCGGCCGTAATCGCCCGGATCAGCAGCCGCTCCCGTGCCGGCTGCATTCCGTTCTCTCCGCTCTTCTGTGTTTTTCGGCGCACTCGTTCTTCCTGCACAAAAGATATCTGCGGGAGCGGCAAAACAAAAACTGAAAAACGGGGAACTTACTGATTTAAAAGGAAATAGAGTTCAATAATATTTGTGACCGGCGTTTGGACAGTTCCGCGCCAATTCCGACAAGGCAGGCTAACTCTTTTGGCAGGTATAACTTACGGGGAAATACAGACTTACTGCTTCGAAATGCTGCGGTCGGCCAGCCAGTCCTTCAAACGATCCGGCCAGCTTTCCACCGGTGCGCCGGGCCGTTTCGTAGGCCGCAAACCAAACCCGTGCGTTCCGTACGTGTAGATGTGCATCTCTGCGGGAACATGCGCCGCCTCCAGTTCCAGATAGAACTTGGCCGTCGGCGCCACATGCGACGGATCGTCGTCCGCGCAAACCATAAACACCGGGGGATCGTCCTTCGACACCGGGAACTCCGCGTTCGGAGCAATCGTAATCGTGCCGCCCGCATCGCCCGCGCCCCTCGCCGGCACCGACCCCGGCCTGTAGAACGGATACACCAGGACATTGAAATCCGGCCGCGAACTCACGCGTTCAATCGGATCCGCCGCATCCGGCTTCCCCGCGTCGAACTTCGTCTCGATCATCCCGGCCACTTCGCCACCCGCCGAAAACCCTATAAACCCGATCCGCGCCGGATCGACGCCCCACTCCTTGGCCCGGCTCCGCACCAGCCGCACCGACCGCGCCGCGTCCGCATAAACCTCACCGGGCAGCGTATACTTCACGCCCGGAGCCTTAGCCAGCCGGTACTTCAGCACAAACGCCGCGATCCCATGCGCGTTCAGCCAGTCTGCGACTTCCCAGCCTTCCTTCTCCATCACGAGTTGCGTATGCCCGCCGCCCGGCGCCACCACCATCGCCGCACCCGTGGCCTTCTCCTTCGGGGGCAGGAACACATAGATCGACGGATAATGCGACACCGTGAACTGCCCCGGCAGCTTGCCATAAGCCGGATTCACCGACGGCTTCGAAACCTCCTCCGCCGTAATCCCCTCCGACCCCGGCGCGCCCCCCGGCCACAGCTTAATTTCTTCCCCGCGCTCAGCCGCCGTTATCGACAAGGCAAAAATCAAACCCAACGCAAGCGTTCCGAATCTCATACCGACGCCAGTTTATCAACATTACTTACGACCTTGCCTGCGCACCTTGTACGGTCGGGGCCTCGGCCCCGCCGCCGAGCTTTCGCGCGGCGCGGACTCCCATCACGCCGCTGGCAAAGTGACGTTATTCCTAACCTCGCCTGGGCTAAGATGGCCATGGTATCGACGAAGTCCATCAAAGCCGGAAGGAAATTGTCATCACAAAGCGCGGAAAGCCCGTAGCCTGT